AAATTCAGAATGCTTCATTATAATATATAAATATATAAATAATAATTATATATTATAAAATTTTGTCAACAAACCCATAATGTAATGCATTTTTTGAATCTAACCAAATATCATGTTCAAATAATTTATACAATGTTTTTTTATCAATATTAGAATTTTCAAGATAAATATCTGTAATTATAGACATAAATAAATCAATGTTATAATTTAAATCTTTAACATCTAAAACAGTAGAAACAGTTTGTTCATTTAATTGTATTCCATGAATCATCATTAACGAATTTTTATATATATATCTTTTTTTTCCAACAACACTAAGTAAAGTTGCTGCTGATGCAGCATAACCTTTTATATAAGTATGTATGTCAATATCATAATTTTTAATTTCATCTATTAAACCTAATGTTGGAAGCAATGAACCACCTGGGCTTTGTATATATAAATTTATATGATTTGGATAAAATTCATTTTGCATAGATAATTCTCTGTGATGACTTAGTGCTTGAGATAATTTAAAACAAGATTCTTCTGTAACCTGTCCATTAAAATATATATTATTATTTATATCAATATTTGAATGGTTTAATAATATTTTATTATTTCTATTATTTGATAATAATAAACTATTAATTATAAAATTTCTTCTGGGTGTTAATAAAGTAAACGCATGATTTTCAGTTATATTAGTAAAAAATAAAAAAAAATATATTACCTTTATAATATTAAACATATATAATGCTATTAAAATAAAATATAAAAAAATTTTATAATTTTGATCTTAATAAAAATTGTTTTATTGAAGGATTAAATTCTCTAAATTCTTTTAAATATTTTAACATTCTAAAACGACCAAGCAAAACACGAGTTCTATAACCAATCCAATGAGATTGTATATGTATACTTGCTTTTTTTGAGCTAGTTAATTCTTTTCTAAAATAAAATATTAATTTTATTATATCATCGGGTAAATTATCAAATTGCATAATAATATATATTTTTTATATAAAAAAGAATATAATAATATTTTTTATATTATATTATAAATGTATAGGATATTACATACAAATAAAAATATATTAAAGATTCGAAAATTTTCAAATTTTACAGAAAATTTGAAAAAATCTATAAATAATAGAAATAAAATAAATATTGAACCAGAAATTTTAAAATATAATGAAGTTGAAAATTTAATACAAGAATTAAAAAATCCTAATGATTTAGAATCATCTTTTTTAATAAATCAATTTAAATATAGAATTTTACCAGGCGTAGATGATACTAGTAAATTAAAAGCAAATTTTTTATTAGATATTATTGAAGATAGAAGTTTTTCACCAATAATAGATAAATTTGATGCTATTAATATTTTAGGTACTATGCAAGGAGGATATTCTATTGATGCATTAATTAAAATTTTAAAAACAGATAAAGCTATGTATGCTGCAGAAGAATTGAAAAAAAATATATTACTATTTGATTATTTTTATAGTATAGAAGATTTATATAAAAAAGGAAATATTTTTGCAAAAGATATTTTAGAATCATGGGCAAATGCAGAATGGTTTAAAAATAGAGAAAATGTTCCAAAAAAAATATCTTTAACATGTTTTAAGGTTAATGGTGAAATAAATACAGATGATTTATCTCCTGCACCAGATGCATGGTCTAGACCGGATATTCCATTACATGCACAATGTATGCTAAAAAATCCTCGATTGGGTATTGAACCTGATATTCCAAATGAAATTGGACCAATTGAAACAATAAATTGGTTAAAGCAAAAAAATTTTCCAATTGCTTTTGTTGGAGATGTAGTTGGTACTGGTTCAAGTAGAAAAAGTGCAACAAATAGTATTTTATGGCATTTTGGTAAACCAATACCTTATGTTCCAAATAAAAAATATGGCGGTTATTGTATTGGTAACAAAATAGCTCCTATTTTTTTTAATACAATGGAAGATAGTGGTGCATTACCAATAGAAATGCCTGTTGAAAAAATAGAAATGGGTCAAATAATTGATATTTATCCATATGAAGGTATTACTAAATATCATAATAGTGAAGAAGAAATATGTAGATGGAGTTTAAAATCACCAGTAATTTTAGATAGTGTAAGAGCAGGAGGAAGAATTAATTTAATTATTGGAAAAAGTTTAACTACAAAAGCAAGAAATGTATTAAAAATGGAATCTGAAAATATTTTTATAAAAAATATTAATAAAAATAATATAACTGATAATCATGGTTATACTCTTGCTCAAAAAATGGTAGGAAAAGCATGTGGTGTAGATGGAATTAGACCTGGAACATATTGTGAACCAAAAATTACTAGTGTTGGGTCACAAGATACTACAGGTCCTATGACGAGAGATGAATTAAAAGATCTAGCATGTTTAGGATTTTCGGCTGATTTAGTAATGCAATCATTTTGTCATACTGCAGCATATCCAAAAACTGTAGATATAATAACACACAATACTTTACCAGAGTTTATTAATAATAGAGGTGGAATTTCTTTAAAACCTGGTGATGGTATTATACATAGTTGGTTAAATAGAATGTTGTTACCCGATACAGTTGGAACAGGTGGGGATTCACATACTAGATTTCCTATTGGGATATCTTTTCCTGCAGGTTCAGGATTGGTAGCATTTGCAGGAGCAACTGGTGTAATGCCATTAGATATGCCAGAATCAGTTTTAGTAAGATTTTCAGGAAAAATGCAACCAGGAATTACATTACGAGATATTGTACATAGTATTCCATATTATGCAAAAAAGAATGGACTATTAACATTAGAAAAAAAAAATAAAAAAAATATTTTTAATGGAAATATTTTAGAAATAGAAGGATTACCTAATTTAACTTGTGAACAAGCATTTGAATTATCTGATGCTAGTGCAGAAAGGTCTGCAGCCGGATGTACAATAAAATTGAATAAAGAGCCTATTATTGAATATTTAGAATCAAATATAAGTTTATTAAAATGGATGATAAAAGAAGGTTATAATGATAAAAAGACTATTGAACGTAGAATAGATAATATGCAAGAGTGGATAAATAATCCTATATTATTAGAAGCAGATAATAATGCAAAATATAAAGAAATAATAGATATAAATCTAGATGATATAAAAGAACCAATTTTATGTGCACCAAATGATCCAGATGATGCTGTATTATTAAGTGAAGTTGAAGGGACATTAGTAGATGAAGTATTTATTGGAAGTTGTATGACTAATATAGGTCATTTTAGAGCGGCGGGTAAACTATTAGAAACACATGAAAAATTTATAGCCGGTGGTGATAATTTAAAAACAAAATTATGGATGGCTCCCCCAACAAGAATGGATGAACAAAAATTAAAAGATGAAGGATTTTACGATATATATAAAAAAGTTGGCGTAAGAACTGAAATGCCTGGTTGTTCATTATGTATGGGCAATCAAGCACGTGTAGAAGATAAAGCAACTGTATTATCAACATCTACAAGAAATTTTCCTAATAGATTAGGAAAAGGTGCAAATGTATATTTAGCATCTGCTGAATTATCAGCAATTACAAGTATAGAAGGAAAAATTCCAAATATAGAAACATATAATAAATATTTTAAAAATATAGAAAATAAAAAAAATGAGATATTTAATTATATGAGCTTTAATAGATTAGATGAATACAAAATATAAAATTATATAAATTTTTTATATATATATAATTTTAACAAAACATTAAAATTAAGTAAAAAATTGATTTAACTTAATATTACTTTTTTTTAATTATAGTTAAAAAATGGCATTATATCCAAAAATAGATGATGAATCAATTTTACTAGATAATGATTGTAAGCGAATGTTGCGAAGAACAAGTAGAAAAATAATAATAGATGAAGTATTAGAAAAATTATTTAATAAAAAAAAAACAAATACAAATATTGTAAATGAATCAAATGAAGAACCGATTGAAAAAGAGTTTAAACAAGTAATTTGTTTATATCAATTAGTTTTAAATACATTGGGTTGTAATAAATAATAAAATTAATGCAATTCATTATTAATTTTTAATTTAAGTTCACCAACAGCTTGACCCGGATTTAATCCTTTTGGACATGTATTGCTACAATTCATAATAGTTTTACATCTATATAATTTCATAGCATCGTCTAAAAATTCCATACGTTCTTTAGTATTTTGATCTCTAGAATCTTGTACCCATCTATATGCTTGCATTAAAACTGCTGGTCCTAAATATTTATCACCATTCCACCAGTAAGATGGACAAGATGTGGAGCAACAAGCACATAAAATACATTCATACATACCATCTAATTTTTTTCTATCTTTTTGAGATTGGTAAAGTTCTTTACCTTTATTAGAATTTTCCAACCAAGGTTTAATTGATTTATATTGTTCATAAAATGTAGATAAATCTGTTACTAAATCTCTTATTACTGGCATATGAGGCAATGGATATATAGATATTTTTTCTTCCATAGGTTTTAGACATGCTAATGTATTTTTACCATTAATATTCATTGCACAAGAGCCACAAATACCTTCTCTACATGAACGTCTGAAAGATAATGTTTTATCTATATTATTTTTAATATGTATTAAAGCATCTAAAACCATTGGCCCGCAATCATTTTTATCAAATACAAATTTGTCCATTTTAGAAATTTTATTATTATTTCTATAAATTTTAAGTGTTGTTAAATTTCTTTTAATAATATTTTTAATCATATTAATATATAATTAATTTATAAAATATTGTATTAATATAATTTTAAAAACTATATTAAATAATTAAAAATTTATAATAATATTTTTTATACATTATTTAAATTATTATTTTTTTCAGTTAATTCTATATTAATATTATTAGAATCAATTTTATCTTCATCTTCAACTTCATCTTCAATTTCATGTTCATTATTTGTATAATCGTTAGTATTTATAGGTACATCAGTAGTATTATTTTTTTTTAAGGTAAAGTTTTGAGTAGCACTACAAGTCATTGAAATAAATGAATGTTTTATTTTTTTTTCTGTTAATAAAATTGGTTCATAAACTTCATTATTATTAGATTCATTATTATTAGATTCGTTATTATTAGATTCGTCATTATTAGATTCATTATTATTAGATTCTTTATTATCAGATTCATTTTCATTATTTTTTATTGAACTGCAGTTTTTGAATAATTTATTTGTATAATAAGTTATTTTTTTATAAATTATTGGAGTATTTCCAAATAATCCTAATAATAATTTTTTATCTTTTTTTAAGTCATTTATTCTTTTTTCTATTAAATCATATAATTCTGTAGGATATTTGGAGTCGTAATCTGATGGAAATTTATTAGAACCAATTTTTCTTAAGGTTTTAAATATTGTAACATGTTCATCATATTTTATTAATTTATCTGCAATATTATTTTGTGGCGATGCTTTTGCTATATTAGACATAATAATTTTTTGTATTTCTAAATGATTATTTAAATTTTCTTTATCTAATTCTATAATAAAATCAGAATTTTCACTTTTTTTAATTTCTTGTATTTTATTCCATATTGTATTTTCTCTATGTAATAATATATATATTGGCATATAAAAGTCTGATAGTAAAAAATCGATATGTTCTATTCTTTTATTTTTTCTATTATTTAATATACCATTAATATTATCCACAAACATTCTTAATAAAAATCCCACAATACCAGCACAACCTGTTAATATAATAACAAAATAACTAGTTTCCATATTTAATATAATAAAATATAAATTATGAAATAATATATTATTAAATTATTTAAAATAATTTAATAATATATATTATTTTAAAATGTCTGATAATGATAATAATTTTAAAAATAAAATTATAAAAAAATTAGAATATTGTTTGTTATTTATTCCAATGTTAGCAGTATATTTACCAACTATTTTATATCCGGTAACAAACGAAGTAGGTAGTAATATATCATTTAGACCACCCGGATATGTATTTGCAATTGTTTGGCCTATATTACTTATTTTACTTGGTATAAATTGGTTTAATAGAAGAAAAATAAGTATGATTTTAAATATTATATATACAGTATTAACGATTTTATTAGCTATTTGGTTTATTTTATATGATAATAGTAAAATTTTAGGTTTAATAGATATTATTTTATGTTTTTTTATTGTATTATTTTTATTTTTATATAAATTCAAATCAGTTAAATATTATATTCAATTAATGCTTGTACCTTTAATGTTATGGTTAATTTTTGCTAGTATTTTAAATATTGCGTCTTTATAAAATATTATTTAAATAATTATTAATTAATAATTATTTAAATATAATTTTATAGTATTTTTAAATGTATAGAATAATACCATTAAGAGTATTAAGAAGAACCAGAGGAGTAAAATTTGATGAAATGGTTCCTTCTGATATTCCAAAAATTTCTGGAATTGATAGAGTTATACATGGTCCTAATTCTATTTCACCTGGCCCGATTGAAGATTTACCTGTCCCTGTTAAAAGACCATGGTATATGCATCCTGGTCAAGATGATAATTTATTAGTATTACAAGGTACTCGTTATATTGATATTTTTTGTCCAAAAACTAATAGTAAAGCATCTTTTATAGTAACACCAGATAAAGTTTATAAGAATGATAAATTATATTATGATGGTCCTGCAATGGTTGTATGGCCAGCTGGAATTTTTCATAGAATAATAAGTGGAATTGACGGTAGTATTAGTGTTAATTTTGCATCTCGTACAGAAAAATTTGATATTAAAGATAATTTTAACATTTATAATTTATGTACAAAAACCGGAAATTATGAATTATTAAGGGAAGGCATAGATGACCAACCAGATTTAGATTATAAATATCCAAATCAAGAAATTAAACAAATGTTTAAAGAATAAAAATATTTAAATATAAATTTTTAATTATATTTAAATGTTTTATAAAAAATCATTTCATTTTATTTATAAAAAAGATTTATTTCAACAATATAGAAGATTTAATATGACAAATTCTTCAAGTTTAAAAAATAAATTAAAAGAATTAATTCCAGAAAAACAGAAAATTTTAAAAGATTTAAAAAATAATCATGGAAATAAAACTATAGATTTAGTTACTGTTAATCAAACAGTTGGTGGTATGCGAGGTATTAAATCAATGTTATGGAATACTTCTTTATTAGACCCTGAAAAAGGAATAACTTTTCACAATAAAACTATAAATAATTTACGCGAAGAACTTCCAAAATATAATATAAAAAATTTAACTTATAAATCAAGTGAACCTTCTAGTGAAGCATTATTATGGTTTTTAATGACAGGAGAAATTCCTTCAGAAGAAGAAGTCAGTAATTTACATGAAGAATTATATATTAGATCTGGTATTTCTGATAATGTAAAAAATGCTATAATAGAATTTCCAAAAAATATGCATCCTATGACTCAATTTTCATGTTCTATATTATTATTACAAAATGAATCATTATTTGCTAAAAAATATAAAGAAGGAATAACTAAAAATGATTATTGGGATTATACATATGAAGATATTATGAATTTAATTGCAAAACTTCCCGAAGTTACTTCATTAATTTATAATAATACTTATAAATATGGAGAATATAAAAAATATGATAATGAACTAGATTATGCAGCAAATTTTTGTAATATGATTGGTTTTAACAACAATACTTTAAATGATTTAATGAGATTATATATATTAATTCATTCTGATCATGAAGGAGGAAATGCTTCTGCGCATACATGTCGTTTAGTGGGTTCTACATTATCTGATCCTTATTTATCTTTATCTGCATCAATGAATGCTTTAGCAGGACCTTTGCATGGTTTAGCTAATCAAGAAGTGTTAAAATGGTTATTAAATTTACAAAATAAATTAAAGAATGAAAATAAAGAAGTAAATGAAGAAACAATTAGAGAATTTGCATGGGAAACATTAAATAATGGACAAGTGATTCCTGGATATGGTCATGCTGTTTTAAGAAATACCGATCCGCGATATACATGTCAAAGAGAGTTTGCACAAAAAAACTTACCAGATGATGAATTATTTAAATTAGTTGATACTATTTATAAAGTTGTTCCAGATGTTTTATTAGAACATGGTAAAACTAAAAATCCATACCCAAATGTTGATTCTCATAGTGGTGTTTTATTAAAGCATTATGGAATTAATGAATACGAATACTATACAGTATTATTTGGTTTAGGAAGATCATTTGGTGTACTTAGTGAATTATTTTGGGATAGAGCATTAAATCTTCCATTGGAACGACCTAAAAGTGTTACATTAGATTGGTTGCAAAAAAATATTTTAAAATAATTAAAAAGAATAGATTTCACTCAAACGTTTAGAATGAAAATCCAATAATTTATTTTCTATATTTTTAATAAATTCTTCTGTTGTTAATCCATTTTTATTTAAATCTCTAGTACAATTACCGTCAACAAATGCTTCATTAACTATAGTTTGTAAATTTTTTGTAAAAAGTAAAATTTCTTCCTTATTAAAATCATTTGTTGTATCTATCTTAACTGAATAATTTATCGCGGATATTAAGGCATGTATCATTCCTAATGGATTCAGTGATGTTTCTTTTCCTTTTAAATGATCTTCCCACATATCTGAAACAGTTCCATGAGACGCTTCAAATTGTTTAATTATATCATTATTAGAATTCATCCCTATAAAATTTGAAGTTATAAACCCAGGTGAGAAATGCATTTGAGAAATTTCATCTGATAGCATATCGCCGTCGTAATTATGAGAAATCATACCGAATCCACCCTCTTTCCATTTAATAATATTCATAGTAGCTGCATCAGAAATTAGATGCATTAAATCATTGTTTGTTTTTTCTAGTAAATTTAATTTATTGAATTTGGTTTTATATTTTTCATCAAATACATCTTTTATAATTTTCCAAAAACTTTCTTGCCATTTAAAAACTGTTTTTTTTG